AAGAAGAAGTATAAAAGGGAGGAGATGATAGATTGGAAGCCTGTTAAGAACTATTGTATAAACATGGGAACGATTTACGACATTATTATTAAAAAGATATGGAAACATATTTAGAAAGGAAATTATGTCATTAGATCCAAGAACAAAAGACGCTATTAGGCTTACGCCAATCGTTTTAAAGACACTAGAAGACAAGATTGATGAGCAGTCAATTGACTTAGCTGAAATAGTGGTAACATTAAGAAAGATAGCAAAGGCTTTGAAAGTCAAAGTAGACTTGAAAGGTTTAGAGAAGTTAAAAAATAAAAAGGAGGAAAAATGAGAGCAGACCTGTCCATAATTGTCACAAATTATAATAAGCCTCCAGAGCAAATCGTTGAGTGCATGGACTCAATAAAGGCTCAGACTATTACGCCAACAGAGGTTATCTTAGTTGACGATTGCTCAAAAGACCCTAGAGCTCATGCTCTCGCTACTTCCATCATGCTTCCTAAGAATGTCGGAGTAGCTAAGGCTAGAGATATAGGGGTTAAGATGTCCACAGGAACGCTTCTCCTTTTTTTGGATGCTGACGACAAGTTGGCTCCAGACTTCATTGAACAATGTGGTCGTGTTATTTGGGAGGCTGATATTGCCTATCCTAATGTTTTGAAGTTTGGTGCAATACCAAACACAAAGTTAGTTGATTCTCCTGAAAGCATTACTCCAGAGTATATTATTGGAAAAAGTTGTGGCTTGGTTGTTACCTCTTTAATGCACCGAGATATTTATGAAAAGCTTGGTGGATTTAGAGAACTGCCTGTCTACGAAGATTGGGATTTTTGGATTAGGGCTGTCGCTGAGGGATACGAGTTTGCAAGAGCAAACACTCTCCTTCATTACAGACAGAACATGAGATCCAGAAACCATCTCTCTTTAGATGACAAAACTGCTGTACACACTCAGATAACTGCCCCCTATGAAATAGTTGGTGGTCGTCTGGTGAAGAAAGGGCTAGATGTCAAAAAGAAGGATTAAGTTGTATAGAGGTCTAGGGGACTTCGTTCCAATTGCAGTTAACTTTTCTCAACTAGAGAATGAAATGGATGAAGGTGGTGTTAAAGAATATGACCCAGGAGATGGTGGTTTAGAGGTTAGAAGACTTGAAAATGGTCTTCACTATGAAGAACTTGTAGTTCAAATACTTTGTAACCTGGAAGAAAGAGAAAAGATTATTTTCCTCTTTCAGCTATTAAGAGATAGTGGTTTCCAAATAGACCACGGGTCTTGTGCTAAGGCAGTAAATTTGAGCAGAAGACAGTATATGAGGGTCTTAGAGGATGTCAGGTTTAAGTTGAAGTTGTTCATTATTGGTTACGAAAAGAGAGTAGGGAGTCACAAAGAGAGCATTTAATACCTAATATATATCTATATGGCATCGGGTAAAAAAGAATCAAACAAACCAGACATTATTCGCAGGAGATACCAACAGTGTAAAGAGCTGAACCAAGACGCTTTTGACAGGGTTGAGGTAAACAAGAATTTATACAAGGGTGTTTTAAATGTAGATGATGATTATGAGTGGGACTATTCCTTAGTTGACCCACAAGTCTTTCCCTTAGTTCGTAACTATCTTTCTAGGTCTAATCCTACAATGGAGAGTATTCGTCTTGAAGTTAGACGAAGTGAAGATGTAGAAGCAAGACAGGTTAATCAACATATTGTTAACTGGGAACTTGGAGAATTGGCAATGACGACTCTCTTTTACAGGATGTTCTACTCTGCTTATATAGCCGGTAAGGGATATTGTAAGACTGGGTGGAAATTTGAAAAGGCTTTGGAAGTTCAAGTAAAAGACGAAGAAGGTAAAAAGACAAGGAAAAAGATTCTTAAAGCTATTACAGACAGAGCTGATGCTGTGTTCGTTCGCTACAACAATATTCTTGTTCCAAACAGAAATATTCCTTCTATTTATGAACAGCCTTATATTATTGAGTTGATTGATAAAAAGGTCGGAGAGATGCTTGACGAGAATGAAACACTTGAAGATAAAGATGAAAAACCAGCCTGGAATAAGAAATTCTTAGATATTCTAAAGAAGTCTGGTGTTACCTCAAAACTACTTGAGTATGAGCATGACAAAGCTACGGATGCTGATGCTGATGATGAGTGGGCTTTTAGGGCAGCCAATGTTCCTTTAATGTGTTTGCATACTGATGACGGTGAACTTTACTACTTACCAATTGAAGAAGTTACTTCTGGTGTTGGTTCAAGAAGTCTAAAAGACATGATGGTCAATAACGACACTGAATCTCCTTACTGGCATGGACACTATCCTTTTATTGAGTTTGCTCCATTCCCAGAAGATGATGAGTACCACTGTGTAGCTCTTGTAGATGTTGTTGGAGATTTACAGATTGCCGCCACTGAAGTTCTTAACCAGACAATGACCAATATCAGACAAGTAAACACAGATATGTGGGTTGTCGGGTCAGCAGGAGCTCAGACTCCAGACTGGCAGTTCAGAAAAAGACCAGACGGAATTATCCGTGTTATGGGCGATCCAAACCAAGTTAACCAAATTAAGACTACTGACAATACCAGAGCCGCCATCGGTATGGCTGAGAATTTAGGCTTAAAGATTGAGAAGGCTGGTGGTATTTCCTCACTATATTCTTCTGGTGCAGGTTCACAACAAATCAACCAGACTGCTAGAGGAGCACAAATCATTGACCAAAACATTGATACTAACATGAAGATGATTCTTGACCTCTTCGGAGAACAGGTCTTAAAGAAACTTGGAGAACACTTCCTAGAGCTTAATGCCCAGTACATTACCGAGGAACAGACATTCTCTATCACTGGTAAGAGAGGTGTTAAAGAACTTATAACTATTGCCCCAGAAGAAGTTTCAGCTAATTTCAAAGTTACAGTCAACTCAGATAAGCTTCAAAAACAGACTCCAGCTTCAAGACAAGCTTCTCTCCAAAACACTATCACTGTTCTGCAGGGTGTAGAGACTGGTTCTCAAGGTGATGTTCAAGTTAACTTAACTCCAGTAGTAGAAGCTCTTATTGATGCAACTCCAGAGATGGAGAGTGTTGAAAATATAATTACTTCTATTGATGAGAAGTCAGAGAAGGACGCTGCCATGATTGAAAGAGGACAACTTCCAGAGATTAAGATTAGAGACCAACATGAAGACTTAATTATTGCCATGGAGGTTTACTTCGGAGATATTGAGAAACTTCCACCTGAGATACAAAAAGTTCTTGAAAAATATGTAGAGAAACACTTCAGGTATATTCAGGCAGAACAAGAAGTAAACATGATGAAACAACCACAGTTACCAAGTGCTCCAGGTGTAGGCGGTTTAGAGGCAGCAATGGGTGGAAGCCCTGCTAATGCTGGTCAACAAGGACTTCCAAACCCAACTTACAACTTGGGCAATATCGGAAATCCAAATGCAGTTTAAAGTCATACAAGAGATAACAGGTAATATAATAAACACTATCCAGAATGTAGGGATAGCTTCTGTTAATGCGATTAAAGCTCATACTTTTGGAGTAAGTGTAAAAAACTTTCCTAAAAATCAGACAGTTAGCGGAACAGTTACTGTTGCTAATCAGAAGAATGTAGAGAAGAAGCTATCAGATAGTCACTTAACTCAAAAGTCTGTACTGGGGTGGCTCAAGGCTTTTAAACTACCTACTTCTATCAATGTTGGCAATTTCCCTAAAGCTCCTGAGTTTCCTAAGTTTCCTGAAGGATTTAAGATTTCTAACTTCCCTAAACAGCTTCCTTTCCCTAAGAATATAAGAATAACTAATCAACCAACTGCAGAGATTAAAAAGCTGAATACAGAGATGAAGTCTTTGAAGAAGGCTGTTAAGGCTATTAAACTTGACCCAAAAATTAATGTTACTCCCCCAGTGTCAGAGAAGATTATTGTGCCTGCTCCAAGTGTAAGCATTAAACAAGAGAAGATTGACTATAAAAAACTAGCTGCTTTAATGCCTAAACCAGCCAAAGAAATTGACTACGACAAACTAAGTAAGTCTATCTCTAAGCAGGTAGCTGGAATGGTAGTTAGTGTTGGAGGCGGTGGAGGTAAGAGAAAAGAAGGTTTGGACGACTTAACTAGGTCATATAACATTGCTGATAAAGATGCTGCTGGTGATGTCAAATATTACGGATTTACAGGCAGGACTGGGGATTGGTATATCTTAAAAGAAGATTCCACTACATACGAATATAGATATATTAAAGGTTCTAGTGGCTATGCTGAAAATTGGACGGACAGAGCTACCTTAGAATATGGATATTATCATATTATTTTCTAATGCCAGATACAGTATTTAACCCACTAGTAAAAAAGGGTTTGGACATGGTTCAAAACCTGACGGATTTAGATGATCGTTTTGTAAACATTACTGGTGATAATCTTGAGGGAAATCTAACTGCGGATGCTGGAGTGTTAATAGATGGTTACGATGTCTCAGTAGAGTTTGCCTCTATTGATACTGGAATAGATGGGGGGGCATTCTGATGAAAAAGATATTTATCAAACTTACTAGATTGATGACCAAAGGCAACAGAGTTCTTTGTAGCTGGGAAAATATTAGATGGAATAAGCCAACATTTAGAAAGTTTATCTCCAATGTATCCCATACAAAAAAGATAGTCGCAGTTTACCTGAGTACCAGCAAGTCCAAAGGAAAACTTATAGTTGGCAAGACGAGAAGATTTAACATTAACTCTTTTTCCATCCCACATAACATCAAAGGGTTGTTCAGCCTTAAATCTTTTATTAACTCTTTTAGAGCCAGTCAGTATTTTAACCGCTTCTTTCTCAGCCTTCATTCCCTTATAAACATTAGTTTTAGTATATTCACTTCTTGTCTTAGATTTGCGAGAACGTTTGTTTTCTTTAGAAAGAACAATGAGTCTGTTGCGAGATTTGTATCGCCTTTTATTCTCAAGGAGAGTATCTTTCTTCTCAATAGCTATCCATTTAGAGTAACATTTTTTACAAAACCCATGTCCAGAATGAGGGACAGATTTAGTTCCACATTTGAAGCATTGTTTATGTTTAATAGACCACATAATTATAGTATATCAATGACAGGTCAATATGTCAAGTAAAGTAACTAAAATACAAATTAAGAGAGGGTTGGAAGCAAACCTACCTACTTTATCTGCTGGTGAACCAGCTTTTACAACTGACCAAAAGAACTTCTACATTGGTGATGGTTCAATAAATCAGCGTTATTTGAAAACAACTGGCGACACCATGATAGGTACAAACAGTACCACCTTCTTCCAAATCCAACAAGCAGACACCACACCAGTATTTAATGTAGATACTACTAATGCAATAACTTCGGCATACGGCAGGTTAATTGTTGATGGTTCAAGTGATGTAGTTCAATCCACCATACAAGCCCACTCTACCCAAACAGCTAACATCTCAGAAATCCAACTCTCAGACACTACTGTAACAGGTGGATGGGATGAAAGAGGGATATTGTTTAGTCATGGGGGGACTAGTGCTTCTAACTTTTTT